GACGCGAACTTGGACAGGGGAATTACCCCATATCCAGGTACGTCAGCATTCCTACTACGACATGCTTGGATCGCGCCACTTGCGTGGACGAACCGAGACATCATTAGTAGTACAAGCTGATTGGAAACACGGTCAGACGCTTCTCGTAAATCGAGAGTCGCGAGATCTCCGTAAACGGAGCTCGTTCGAGCCATTTCCCTATTAGGGTCTTGGTCATCGAATCCGATGAAGTTCGAGAGGAGGTTATCTCTCTCAATACTTCCAACGATCACTTCCATTAGCCCCTGCTGCACATACTGCATGCAGGTAGGTTCAATGGCAATGATCCTAGGTGTTTTCAATGTCTTAGGCACAGAAACTACCCTAACGGGAAGTTCCTGGTCAGGTTCAAGCCAAGTTACAAGTTGGGGGTCATAATGACTCCAACTAGGGAATAAGTACTCTCCTGCATAGAAGAGTTCATTCTCTAGTCGCTCAGTCCATACACGCTGATTATACTTTTCGTTTCCGAAAAGCTTATCAGCAGTAGAGCCTGGGCCATGCTTTGGAACTATCTGACCGTCATAAACCATCTGGTTTAGTTCGGATAGGATAGGAGCCAAAAGTCTATCGGCAGTTTCCGCAAAAGCAAACAACTGTTCGCTAGAGAGGGACTGATCGGTAGATGTAACTTGCCTTTCACACTCAACAAATTTACGAAAGGCTATTTCTTGTCTCGCATCACTGCAAGGCAAGTTGACTTTTCCGAAAAGTAAACATACTTGTCGGATAGCATAAATAGCCTCCACGTTAGGTTTGCTGAGCAACACACCAGTACTACGGTCGAACACTTGACTGGTGAAACCCAAAAGAAATTTTGGGAGACACCCATTCTTTGCTTGACCAGCAAAGAGTGTTGAGTCTACCTGACCTTTAGCAAGGGCTTGTTGAAAGTCCTCGTTAAAATCAGATAAGGTTATCGTAAGAAACGATAACCCCTCATGTTCGACACGCTCCGTGATCCTTTTGAAATCACGGATGGTGCTAGTGCAGCATCTGGTCCCCATTTCATTGAGGACCGTACGCATGAGTAACATATGGCTTTTCATTCCATCCTCCAATAGAGGTTAGGAATCCATCGCCATAGCAGTTACTTAGACCCTAAGGTCAGTTCTCGCCACCCAGAAGCTGGGTGACGCGTGCGCCAGAAGAAGCAGAAAGGTAGAGGGAAAGTCCATCTACCACCTGCTTCTGCTCAGCCACCGTGTATCCAAACAACGGAACGTCCACAACAACATAGCAAGCCATGTTGTAAGGAAGATTCGATGTAGGATTCAGGGGGTCAGCAGCGTTCTTCTGAACGTCAATGCGGGCCATCCGTCGCGTCCTCTTACCATAAGAGTTCGAGATGGAAAGCTTAGTAGCACCGTCAGCGGACTGAAAGGCGCCACTCCCAACTCCTGCCGCAATACGCGGAAGAGAGATGGGAACCGCATTGATAGTCACTGACTGAGGGTCGGCAAAAGCCATAGCAATTACTCCTACGTTTAGTAAACCTGCTAAGCAGGATTGCTCAACAGGGGATTTTTTGCGATGTGGATTAACTCCGCATCTGACGGCTACCTCGGGATAAACCGAGAGCCGCTAGAATGGCCCACTGCCGGTCCGTAAACGAACTGACATTAAGGCCAAACCCATAAGGTGTTGCCCCTCGTCTTGCCTTAACCGTTGTTTCAGCGGTATAGCCAAGACCAGAGCCACCTCCATAGCTGTGAAATTTCAGCTTGGGGTGACGTACGACACGCCAGTTCCTTGATTTGAACATGACGTAGCCGTAGGACATCACAAGGCCATCTTGCTGGAAAGCACCGATGTTGTGAAGAACATCACCGGTATTGCTTACCCAGTCGAGGGCCCAGGTCCAAGGTGTTAAATCATAGACTCCCTCGGGGGTTGGACGAGTACCGTAAAGGTAGTTCGCCAATTGCTCATTACGTGCAAGATTGTCTCCTTGTGGATTATAAGGAGGCAAAGTGTACGTATAAGCTCCCTCAAACCACATTTCTGTGGAAGTATGGAAGTCTACGTTCAATACCCTGGCATTAGCATCGTTTTCCCATATAAACGGGAGTGCGGGCGCTGGATAAGCGTCCATAACAACCGGGTTATAGGTCGAGCTAATGGGAATCTTGAATGACCTCTTCACTCTCCGACCAGCGTTACGCTCATACTGACTAAGGAGTTTATGATGATCCTTAACAGCATGAGTAAAGCGCTTCATGTCGGAGACTAAAGGCAACCAACCAAACTGGTGATTCAAATACTCGTTACCCGCATTGCGAGCAACTTGTGTTCGAGTTTTCCAGCTTGATATTCCAGGTAGAGACGGAATTCCGTCTCTATGGAGGTCGCCTAAAGCAACGAAGAGGCCACTAATGGGATTAGTTGGGATAGTATTAGCAATCGCAGTAGTGCCAAAAGCGTCCATCGAAGTATTCGACGGAAGCAAGGCAGCTGGGAATGTACTACTATCGATAGGGATACCCGCAGGTCTAACAGGTCCTCGATAATGAGGACGATGATAGGCATGTGGGTCAGCCGTATCTGAATAATCGCGCTCTGGGAACGAACCGTCCCTAAGAGTACGTTTAATCACCAAGAAATCACCTCCAACAGCATTGCCACCCTTTCC